AACATGCACGTTTGAGAGATCACGTTCGTGGGCGCACAGCATAGATATTGCGCTTATCCGATCTTATGTCGAGTCCCGCACAAGCGGGGGAACTGGTGGAGCTAGAGGGAGTCGAACCCACGACCTCTTGAATGCAAATCAAGCGCTCTCCCAACTGAGCTATAGCCCCTATACTTCCTATTTATATGTCTCACAATCGTCGCATTTGTCGTATGATTGTACCAAGGTTTCGCGTAATTCCGACTCCACCTTGAGAGACTTCACATAAAACTTCAATTGACCTGTAAGAATATCACGCTGCGTTTCTGCATCTTCGATGTGTTGTATGATATATCCACACTGGTCACAGACCTTAGCGATATCACCGTGATATTCTTTGTAAGACATAATTCTCCTTCTTAGTCGCAACCTAGTTCTTGTCGCGACACTTCGTCGTTGTTGACGGGGCAGTTACCACTGGGTAAAGATTCAGGCACATACCGCATCAAGTTGTCATCTCGTAGACCAACTTCAAGGAATTCAACGAGATTTGCAATCTCATCCTCAGTCAGATCCAGAGGTGTGAACCTGTAGTCAAGATCCGCAATTTCTACTTGTGGGTGTTGTGGTACCGCTTCAATCTTGTACCTAACAACATCTTCTACACTAGAGAACGAAGCACCATGACCAAACACTTCTGTATCTATAAGATTGTAAAGTGGTGGTACTTTGAACTTGAACTTGTCCAGTGTATCTCCAGTGAAACCCCCACGTCCCTCACGTGTTGCTTCATTCACGTCACCAATCACGTCTTCCCAGATGTCGAGATCGTGGAATCCGACAGTCATGAAGATTTGGTCTGCCATCGCACCCTTGGGTGACGATAGTGCAGCACCGTTGTGACATGAGTGACAGTTACCCTTTCCGAAGAATACTTCTGCACCAGCGACCTGAGTCTCAGTCATCGCAGTCTCATCTCCACGGAGATAGTCTTGGAATGGTGCCTCGTTAGATAGGACGGTTCGTTCGAATGCAGCGACTGCAAGAGCAGCAGCTTCCAACATGTCGTCTGGTTGTGCGATTCCATATGCATCTTCGAACATCATTTGATACAATTCATTGGTTGTGAGTATGGAACCCTCTTCAACATTCATTCGATGAACACCAAGACCCGCGACTGCCTGAGTCTCTAGTCCGGACAGATTTCGTAAGTTTGCTTCTTTAGGAGTACCTTCCGTGAAGTGACGATCTGGGTCAATGCCTATGTTCACAATACCACCAACTTCATTACCGAACTGACCATTCCAAAGCATAACTTCTTGGTAGGCAGTATTCAGTACTGTAGGTGATGTTACTGGTTGCACATCAGCATCTTCTGGATTAATTCCTTCAGCAATCATGCGATGATCAAAACCGATACCACCTTCGCCAATACCTTGACGAATACCGGACTTGAATCCGTTCTGTGCATTGTGACAAGATGCACAAGAGAAAGTATCTTCCATACCCGCGATGTTACCATCGGTGATACCAGTCTCGTGATAGATCAACTTACCCAATGCGACTTTCTCTGCGGTGATCTCATTGCTGGGATCTTGCGGGATATTGTCGAAGTCATCACTCGCGGGTAGGATGTATGCCTCGTATGAACCTGTCGGTGACGTAGAGTCAAGTAACGTGAGTAGATTATCACGTGCCTCGACTGCTGGGTCGACGGGTGTCGTTGTGGGTGGTGATGTGACAGGATCTGCCACGACGGGTGGTGGGGTGTCAGAACCTCCACCGGAACACGCACTGATAAGTGCGCTTGTTACCGCTACAGTAAGTAAACGTTGCATAATATAAGAGCCTCTCAATACTCTATTTCAATTTACGAGAGGAATTATACTATAGTTTGGGGGGGAGTGTCAAGAGTTTTTTAACGAATCTTTCCGGATCTGGTTTTGATCTTCATGGACTTGCCAGGAAGTCTTTTTGCGTCTCTCTGACCACCAGTTCTCTTTAACTCACGTTGTTTTTCAATCCAATCCTTTGCCTTCTTAGACTCTGGTGGTTTGTCAGTAAACTTACGGATGTCTTTGTATGCACGTAGAGTCTCTGCTTTATAGTCTTTACCGTCAGAGTTATCGACCACTAGGAACTTGTCTTTACCAAAAAGGGTTTGGAATTTACCTATGTTGCTCTGTACGGTTTTCCAATATGCGGTCACTTCTTTGTCCGGAAGAGATCGTGCTCGCATACGGTTACGATTAAGGGCGGTATCCAAATCAGTATTGACGAAAATCATTGCAGCATCATAACCAAGACCTTTTAGAGATTTTGCCTGACGTGCAATTTTGTCTGAATCTTTACCTGTACCATCAATGACAAGACCAAGACGACCTATCATAGATCTAACTTCTTTTTTCTTAGTGACACTTTTTGCCTTACCACGGATCTCCTGACCCTGTGGTGAAAAGATATTATCTGGTGTCATTTCAAGACCTGCCTTTGCAAGTCCCGCCTCAAAAGCATCATCAGAGTTTATGACTCGATATCCTAGTGCCGGAAGTCCGGTCTTACCGACGATGAATGACTTACCAGAGCCTGGCCCACCTGCAAGGAATACCGCCTTAAATATTGCCGGATCGTCGACACCTTCGTCTAGGAATGTTTTAAAAGATTTCATTGTAATACAGTCAGTTGGTTATAGATGTATTTATTTATACAAAAAGTGGCGGTGGGCGTAGGATTCGAACCTACGGAACCTCTCGGTTCAACGGTTTTCAAGACCGCCGCTTTCGACCACTCAGCCAGCCCACCTAATTTTATTACTTGGGTTCTTGATAGAACCTTTTGGAAATTGCGTCCCACTCTCGTGGAGATATTTCATCAATTGACAATCTTGGTTCGGGATCTACAAGATCTATGGGGTCTGGTTCATGCAAATCACTTGGCCACTCTGGTGGTGATTGCTTTCTTGTAGGTTTTCGAGTGTTTTGGTATCGTTCGACACTTTCCGTCAAAGCTTCGAATGTCTGATTCAACTCTTTGATATTCTGTTGCAGTCTTTCTAACTCTTTAATAAAACTCATACTATTCCTCATCATATGGCTGGGGTGGAAGGATTCGAACCTACGAATGACGGGATCAAAACCCGTTGCCTTACCACTTGGCGACACCCCAATTTCTGGCGCGGGTGATAGGATTCGAACCTATGACCTTCGGTTTCGTAGACCGACACTCTATCCAACTGAGCTACACCCGCCAATTCTTTCCAGCCTCCGGTACCACTCGTTCGTTGATTTGAGAGAGGAACGAGACTCTCTGCTCTTCTGGGCACCACTGATTCAGTTATTTGGATAGGGGAATCAGACCCTATTAGTTTTTCAAACAAACCAAAGAAGGAATTCACTATGGTTTCATTCCTTTTCTTCCGTTATGAAAACGACCCCAGATACAGTGAGCGACTTCGTGTCCGATCAACTCAGGTTCGTACTTCCATGACGGATCTTTAATATATATCTTACAAGTACCTTTCTTAGGATTCCAATACGCAAAGGCACTAATAGTGTCCCACTGAACTCCAAGATGTTCCTTTCTGACCCTGTCATATTCTTGTTTGTTCTTTATCAAAACAAATTCAACGCCTGGCGTAAGGTTTTCATATTCCTTTTTTAAAAATCTGAAATCATCCTTTCCATAATATTTCTGTGCACTGACCTGAAGTGGTTGGAAAGATATAATAAACAAAATTAAAATAGATAAGGTTAAACTTTTCATAGGATTCCTTTTCCGTTACTGGACTCCCAGTTTCCTATCGCGATCCTAAGTGCCTGCGCAACCATCGAATCGAGTCGCGCGGATTTCTGGTTAAAGTATTCGGCCATGACTTCGGTAATCTCTGTTACTGTGAGATCATCTATACGGTGAACACCATAGTGTTCGCATATGTGCCACTCCAAATATTGATGAAGAGAGTCACGGACCACATTGCCCATGTCGTTGGGACTTGGTAATTTAAAGCTCATATTTGAACCTCTCTGCTACGATATGGACATGTCCCGTGTGAGTCATGTCCGTGGGAATTCCAAATACTGCGCAATACTTTTCGCAGGCACCGTGTTTGGTAACCGCCGAAACGATCCCCATAAAATTCCCGTTTATATAAATCTTCCAAAGACCTGTCATGCTCGCTTTGCAAAGATATCATCAAATGAAAGACCGGAGTACTTACTTGAACTCATAGAGTGTGTATTATACCAACGTTCTCTCGCGCCGTACTCTGTCAATGAATAGGTGAGACCCACCTGAATACCTTTATAGAAAATTTTCCATTCGTGTATCATAACATTTCCTTAATTAGTAGAGCAGTTTTTCACATACTCAGGTGACGGGCGTAACGACCAGAGTGAGTTTAAAGTCATCTCAGGACCAAAACTCACTTCCGGTTGAGACCATCTCCACCTGATCCATTCGATCCACCTGAACCGCCTGAACCACCTTTACCGCCGCGACCTCGCACGACAAAATATACTACTACAACTACTGCTACAACTGCTAGGATTTCCATATCATTCCCCTATCAATCGAGAGAGATTTCCTCTCTCTTCACTTTGGCTGCCTGTTTCAGACCAAGGGAGATCTCAAGAATTTCGATCTCCTTGTCCTTACGTGCCTGCCACTTTGCCTCTGTGCGATCGTTCTTCTCAAAGAACTTTGACGCACGGAGACGTTCTAAAGCACCTTCACGACGGCGCTTGATTTCTAACTTTCCTCTTGCCATTTTACTCTCCGTAGTATGGCGACAGCGGATCTTCAATCTCCACTTGCCGGATTTGTCTTAACTTTTCCTTAACCCCAGACTCAACAAACGACTGGTTATATGCGATTATCGCATTCTGGATAAACTCTTTTTTTGATACACCTGAAGGGAACAATGCCTTGAGTGCCATTCGATTGTCTTCAATCTCATCCCAAAGTCGGTCATCTAATTTTAGTAGGTATGGGGTTATGCTTTTACGCATCGTCTTTCCTCATCGGTTCAAGTTCCTCATAGAGGACACACCACGTTTGAACTTTCTCTTCATCAGCACACATTATTGTGCCATAATAGGGAATACATCTTTCTTGAACTATTACCCTAGACTTCCAATCAAGACATATTCTTTCATCTTCATTGGCAACAATTATACTACAACTTGTAACGATTGTCAATACTGCAACTAAAAGAAATCTCATAATTTTCTCTCGAAAGTTGGCGGAGCGGACGGGACTCGAACCCGCGACCCCCGGCGTGACAGGCCGGTATTCTAACCAACTGAACTACCGCTCCTAGTGTTCTAAAATAAGTGCTCCTTTTTTCTCAAGGGCACACACAAAACTAGTCTTTCGTTCCATAACTGTATATACACAAATTTTATCTGCGTCCATCGAGAATTTTGCGAGATGCATCATACCCGAATCGACACCGATATGTCCGTGAGACTTGGACATTGCGTAAGCTATGTTTTTGAGATTACCCGCCTTGGGTGCGAACCTTGGATCGGTCGCCTTACCACCAACTTGGATAATGTCGTACCCCCGTTCTCGCCACTCTGACATGATGGTCTGAGGATTGCGAATCCTATTATGATTATGTGTACCATCAAACTGCATGGTCACGAATTTCTTTGGCAACTCCAGATTGAGATCGACGCTCAATCGAGGGTAGTCGCGGACACTCCAGAACTTGTGATCTCCGTCTGGATCGTGGACTCTGTAAGTCTCATGATCCACTGGTTTACCGTGATAGTAAACACAGTTGAGATCGAACAACTCTGTGAGTTCTTCTAGTTGTCGGAACCAACCATTGGACTGAAGGATCTTTACGCGTCCTTCTTTGCTCATGATCTTTGCGACACCTAGGGCGTCAAGTCGGTCACCCAGACCGACGTAACGAATTCTATCAGTTAGAAGCAGATTGGTCATGTACGTGTAACTGGATCAATGCGTAATGTAGAACCTTCATTAGGTCTTTACGTGCGTCTGCATCGGTTCCTTTCTTACCATACCGTTGTGCATACTTCAACACGTTTCCAATACAAAACCCTGTACCGTGTCCACCGTCTACGATGAACTCAGTCGCCTGAAACTTCTGCTTCGCGTAGTGTTGACCATATGTAGAATCAACATAATTCTTGAATTCTTCAATCAACTCACCTTCACTAAACTTATAGTCTACTGTACTAATATCAGCAGCCTCTCGCATCGTCACACCGTCCGAGTATCTTTCAAATTCTACCGTCTCATTGAAGTAGGGCGGAGTGTGTGCATATACCTTCTTAGTCATATTACCATTCTCTCAATATAGTTGTGCCTAACATAAACAAGGAAACCGCGTTCAACATAATCAGTGCGCGATCCTTCCAAATAACTGATACCCAAGTCCATAGTATAATACCTAAGAACCCGATTGTCAAGTCATACATTCGATAATCTGGTCCAGCAGAACGCATGGCCATTGAAACTAGAATTAAAATAGAAGCAACCCACTTTAGATACCAATCAAAGTTTTCGGGGTACCATCCACGGTCGGGTTTATTGCGACCATCTGCACGTACCATTGGGTCTCCACGTCCTTGTTTAGGGGGCATTAAGATTTGCTCCCAATAGTGCGTCGAACGATATCGTTGTGATTAAACTCTGCCCAATATAACTCGAATGCAACACCGTCCTTTACACCTTCGAACTGGTGAATCTTGCCTGGCTTGACTTGAGTGAACTCACCCGCACGTAGAATGGTCTCATCGACAAGACCGTCTTGGTCATCTTGCCATACGCGCACGATCATCTCACCGGACTCTACGAAGAACCCGTTCCACTTATATTCATGGAGATGTTCGGAACACTTGAAACCTTTCTTGTATTCGATACGATGAAACTCTAGAACGCCATTCGCATGAATGAGTTCTGTCTGTCCCCAAATCTTTCCTGCCTTCATAGTCATACTACTCTCACCGGATCATAATAAATGGTGCGAAAGGAGAGACTCGAACTCTCACGCCTTGCGGCACTGGTACCTAAAACCAGCGTGTCTACCAATTCCACCACTCTCGCAAAATGGCTGGCGAGGCAGGGCTCGAACCTGCGACAACGTGATTAACAGTCACGCGTTCTACCAACTGAACTACTCGCCAAAATTATGTGCATATTATATCAAAAACTAAGAGGACTGTCAAGTGTCCAAATCGTTTAAATTCACAACCCCTTCATGGAGCCACTTTTCTTCTAAAGGGGTCAATTTTTCATTCTCGTACTGACGCGCCTCTAGTTCGTCTGGGTGGTTCTGATATCCCTTAGTGAGGTTGAGAAAGACATACCGTATATAGAACCCCAATATCCCTCTCTGTTTGATCTGATAACAGTGCTGCAACTCGTGTCGGTATAACTTCACGAGAGAACGACGTGTCATCAACTCTGATTGAGCAATTGATCCGGTCGCATACTTTCTAGGTCGCATAATCATATACGGCCACAATACAACACCACGAAAACGAGACTTCCAAGGGAATATTGACTGATTCTCTTCCCTATAAACTATTTTAAACTTCATCTTTGCCCCACCTTTTTAGTGTGTCTTTATGTATAGTTTTATGAGAGTAGTACATCGTAATACCACCAAAGACCATAGGGCACATAAAGACTGCGAGAAGACCCAACATTCCTACACTCACGCGTTTGCCCGTTCCACCATCTCTTCGTGAGTGACTTTGCGTGCCGCGAGTTCATTGCGGAACTTCTGTTTCAACTTAGGTGTGCGGCATGATAGGAACTCATTCCACAACGCTTCGATAGAAAGGTTCTTTACGTAGAAACGTGATGTCGTAACCTTTCCGGTCATACGGTCCTTCACGATCGTGTCTTCTTTGTACTTAATTGGCATTGTTACCTCACAACTTTAATATAGGAACCACAACCTTTTCGGATTGTAGTTCTGTATCTTCTGTTCCGCCGCACCAAGAACATTCTTGTCCCCGTGCGACATATATGTAACCGTCATGCATACAGTGGTGAGACCACATCACGGTTCTTGCATTTTCATAGAAACACTCATTGAATGTTCTATCCCACTCTTCGTTACCTGTTTTCGAAATAGGCGAATCGGCAATATCACTCATCCTTCCTTCTCCACATCCCAAACAATACGACGTTTCGGCACTGCGGGTAACTTAGTCCGTTGTACCCACAAGTGACCATTTTTCTCCGCGTCACTGAATATAGCAACGGTGATAAAGAATGCACCAAGTACCATAAGATGACCACCCACACTATAAATTCCATACATCCAAGTGTATCCTGCCCAGAAAGTGAACACTACTGACCACATCACCGACAAGTAGAACATGAGAATAAACTGTACAAGTTCATTCGGAATGTGTCTCAGTGGATTGACTTTCAAATCAAAGAAATATCTGTAGAAGTCGTAAATTGCAAATCCAATACTCTTAAACATTAGAACTGACCCTCTTCAGTAGACCCCGCCATCGCGGCGGTTGAACTAGAACCCAATGTGGTGGTGATTGCATCGAAGTAACCGACACCCACTTCACGTTGGTGTTTCGCACCTGTGTATCCACGCGACTCTGCGGCAAACTCTGCTTCTTGTAGCAACGAGTATGCGTACATGCCTTCGTCTTTGTATCGGTTTGCGAAATCAAAGACAGAGTAGTTAGTCTGGTGGAAACCAGCGAGCGTGATGAACTGGAACTTGAATCCCATCTTACCCAACTCGCGTTGGAAGTCTTTCAGTTCTTGATCGCCTGGGATTGACTTGCGCCAGTTAAATGACGGTGAACAGTTGTATGCCAACATTGCGTCGGGTACTGCACCTTTGACTGCGTCAGCAAAACGCTTCGCATCCTTCAAGTCTGGTGTCGATGTCTCGCACCAAACGAGGTCTGCGTATTCTGCGTATGCCTGACCGCGCACACAACCGAACTCTAGTCCTCTACCCTCTTCGAGCATGTAGAACCCTTCTTGTGTGCGACATTGAATAGATCCCGCAGTTCCCTGCGCGACTCTCTTGATGAATGGTTTATCGATGTCTGAGATGTTACTGGAGATTAGTTTTGCGGACTCTGCGTCAGTACGAGCAATAACAACAGTATCGGTGCGAGCAACGTCACTAGCAAGGCGGGCGGCGTTAAGATTGCGTATAGCCTGACTAGTAGGAATAAGAACTTTTCCTCCAAGGTGTCCGCACTTCTTTTCGGCAGCAACTTGGTCTTCAAAGTGAACAGCGGCAGCACCTGCCTCAATGAGGTTACGAGCGAGTTCATAAGAATTTAGAACTCCACCGAATCCTGCTTCAGCATCGGCAATAATAGGGGCAAATTCAAACCCATTTCCAGACTCCAGATATTCGATCTGGTCTTGGCGTCGAAATGCATTATTGATGCTACGCACAACATTAGGAACGCTATCGACAGCATATAACGACTGATCCGGATAAACTTCGCCATGAGAGTTGGCCGACGCAGCCACTTGCCATCCCGAAAGATATATCGCTTTGAGTCCTGCTTTGACGTGTTGTACTGCTTGTTGGCCATTGTATGCTCCAAAAGTATTAATGTACTCGTTTTCTTCAAAAAGTTGACGTAGTTTGGTTGCACCCATCTTTGCGAGGGTGTGGTCAATTTGCATGGTTCCCTGTAATTGCCATACTTGTTCAAGTGTGTAGTCGCGTTTTTTCATAATAAATTCCAACTGTGTGTGTGGTATCCCGTAGGGGGTTCGAACCCCTGTTGCCGCCGTGAAAGGGCGGAGTCCTAGACCACTAGACGAACGGGACTCAAATGCACATTATATAGGGTTACGCTAAAATCGATTCGATCAGTATCGTAACCTTCCCTTTTTCTCCTTCGACGAAGATAGCACAGTCAGTCGCATCAACGTGACAATGGTCAAGAAAATGACCATTGACTTCTGATATCGCCCTGTCTATTGCCCTCTCCGGACATCTGTAAACACCAATGATAAATCCAAGTGGATCCATCGCTATGTAAACATTACCAAGATCAACAGCGCCATCACGAAAATATGTCGACGGGTAAGTTAATCCTTCCATTTCGTCCCCTAATTATACCTCTGAATGATTGATTTGTCAATAGTTAATTATATCAGATATCGAAATAATAAACAACGGTGGCAAACTGTTTTCGTTTAACACTCACGACAAAATCTGTACGCGAATCGATCGGTACTACGACCTTGCGTACTTTGAGAAACGACTTCTTTTTTTGATAAGAGTCTTCAAACAACTCGCGCACGATACGCTGTGTTTTTGTTTCTTTAGGTATATAGGGAATATCAGATTCTAGTGACAAACACATCAAGCATTCTAAAATCATCTTGTCTCCAGATAAAATAGGTGATTTCCAATACGACCAATGTAGTCCATAGACTTGTTCCAGTTAGGACTGACGTAGTCGGTGTGATAGTGAGTCGAACTCTCCGTGAGACCACGAAATTGTGCCTTGTGTAAGATGTTAACTGCAACAGTGATCGATCTCAACCACGAGTCAACTTCAGTAGGATGATCCGACTTGCCGTCGCAGTACCAACTGAACTGACACTTATCACGGACAGGAGATCCCTCCCAAGTCACTGCTTGAAACACAACCGCACAAATACTGTTAGGATAGAGTCTGGACTCTACGCGATTGAGAACTACATCCGCAACCGCATATTGTCCTGCAAGACTCTCAGATCTCGCCTCGTGATAGATATTCATCGCAAGGCATTCAATCTCAGTCTTCGCTTTTTCTTCCTGTGCGTATGCGTAGGACGTTATACCCACAACAAACGCTATTGCAATATAACGAAACATTATTTGAACATTGTTCGAAACAGATACTTTCGCAGTTTCACAAGGTGTTCACGCTTGTATTTTGAACTTGGGTTTTCTCCCCACTTTTTAACAAGGTGACCGTATTCTTGGACTAAATTATCTTGATAGGACATTATCCATCTCCTCTTGGGTGTACATGAATGGGAAAGATTTTTGAATCATGTTTGATTGATTGCTGAAATAGTTTCGGACTACCATCATGGCACGACGCAACTCAGGATCAGTGTCCATCTCGCGGTCTTCTGCCATTGCGAAGTCTATTTCTTCAACTATGATTCTATCGAATTGATCGTCGTCTACAAAAACATCGATGTAGGGCACTGCATTACCTCATTGGTTTACTAATTTACGAGGAACAGTATACTACAACTATGAGTCCATGTCAACAAATTTTTCATATAGGAAGTCTGTGAACACTACCTGAGTTTTTTCGCCTGGGTGTCCATGTGGTTTGAGATCGTCGCCTTCTATTGCGAGAGTGTAGAGATCTTTTCCACGACCCATACCAACACGACTATTGTCATCAAGGTTACCGATAGAATCTTTCAACCACTGTTTATACTCTGGGATGTTATCAATCCTAGAATCAAAAGGAAGGCGTGCAAATTGAGAATCAGGTGGTAATTTGTCAGTCAAAACAGAAAGAATATTAGACCAGTTTCTTTGGTGAAAGGATCCCTGTATCAACTTGATACCTGCGGCTCTTGCTATAACCTCCATGTTCTTCATCATCACTAACATGTGTAGAATATCTGTTTTGGAATCATATGCGTTGTCATACCAATCTTGCCAACGGGATCTCTTTTGATCACTGTAGATGCAGTCGGTTCTCAATGAAGAAAACTGAGTAACATCGTTTTGTCGACCGATCTTAACTTGACGTTTTGGTGGCATATACTCAACGAGTTCTTTGCGTTGAAGTGCAGACCACATGATAACCATGTGAGTCACTCGGCCTGGGTTTTCGTGTAAAAAGTCTGTCGCTTGACGGAAAATCTTGTCGTTACACGCACCACAAATTCCAAGGTTCTTGTGTTCAATACCTAACTTCTGACCCAATAAGTGAGTGAAAGTTAGTTCCCAGTGCGTTGCTGGGTCATTATCAAAACCTTCCAGTTCGTCTCCCCAGACGAAACTGCATCCTGCTGTCATTAACATTAATTCTTCTCTTTATAGTCTTTGATAGCAGCTTTGATCGCATCCTCTGCGAGTACACTGCAATGGATTTTTACGGGTGGGAGTGCGAGTTCTTTGGCGATGTCTGTATTACGGATATTCCCTGCGTCTTCAATATTTTTACCTTTGACCCATTCGGTGAGTAGAGAACTAGAAGCAATAGCACTACCGCAACCATAAGTTTTGAATTTCGCATCTTCAATGATTCCATCATCACCGACAAGGATCTGGAGTTGCATCACATCACCACACGCCGGAGCACCGACCATGCCAGTTCCTACGTTGTCGTCTTCCTTGTCCATCTTACCCACATTGCGTGGGTTCTCGTAGTGATCTATAACCTTGTCGGAATACATTACTCTGTCTCAATATCTTCAATCAACATGTCGCGCATAGCACGTGCCTGTGCGTCTTCAGGATTATCTACACTACCATTATTCACAAACTTGTAAGCAAGGGTGATACGTTGACACTCCGTGTATGCGGCGTGCCAACAGTGTAGGTCTTCTTCATGACCCGCACCAAAATAATAGTGTCGGCATTGCCAGCCAGGGACATCTGGTATTTTTACAATCTCATCGTTCTTCTTGTCATAGTATTCAAAGAACCCGTCTCCGGTCTCTGACCACGTAAACAAGACTTGATACGCATTGGCATCAAAGTTAGTATGCCAACCCACAAAACCGCCTGGTGGATAGTAAGATAGTAGGGCAGATGTATGTGCGCCAAGTTCTGACGCAAAGTCATATTTGACCTTTTGCATAAATCCACCCCACATCTCTTTGTCTTCACGCACCATTTTGGAGATTGGTTGTGCGAAGTATCTATCGGGCGGGCCAACTAGACCATCACGGCCGCGGGATAAACAGTCTAGGAGATACTCACGTGATGTGTAGTACGACCCTAGATCCACATCCTTGCGTTCATGATAGGTCCAATACTTTTCGTCGTTGTACGACGGTTTAGACAGCATCTCATCTGAGAAACTGTTCAGAGTCTTCAACATTTCTTTGTTACGAATAACAACTTCTGTCATTTTTCTTTACCATTACGATGAATGATCATGGAATATCGATCGCCAATTTGTTTTTTAAACGAAACAGAATCTCCCGCGTTCAGATTGAACTGTTTGTATAGTTCATCTGGTATCTCGAAAGCACAATCACCCTCCAGAATGGTAGGAACCACTGGGCAACTATAAACTTTATTGGTTTTTTTTGTCGAATTCCTCATTAGCCTTTCTTAAATCTTCTTCAGTACAGGCACCTGTATTTAGAAGATACACAAGAGTGTTTTCTATACCTCTTTGTTTCCCCAAAATGCCTCCAACAAAGTAACACGTCCACATAAGTGCTACCGCTATTAATGTGTGTAGGACTGGATCCATGACTTCCCCTTAGAATTTGAAGTTTTCGAATTTTTCGGAATCAATTCGTTGACCGGAGTTAGAGTTATCAAACGCTGGTCCATTATCTACTTCTTTATTTAGGGGTGAATCATTTTGATCAACGTCATATAGACGCATTTTACTACGGTCAATACCTACGACAAACTTCTGATATGTATTCAAATCGTTATATCGGTTTTTCAACTGTTTGACTAGGATCTGGTTGTTTGCCTTGAGTTCGTCATTGGATATAAGTGCGAACATGAAGTCGGCGGTTGCGGGTAGTCCAAAAGACTCGGACGTATCTTCCAACCCCACGTCATCATTATTGAAACCAGAACGAGTCGTCTGCGTTGCAGACACGATCGGCACGTCGAATTCCACGGCAAGACCACGTAACTCTTCAGCAATAGACTTGATATACGAATACGAGTTAATAGCACCGCCCATTCCTTTCATACGCGCACTGGCGCAGATGTTGAGATAATCGATATAGATGATATCGGGAACAAACTGTTTCTTCAGTTTGAGTTCATTGAACAACGCACGGAAGTGGTTCGCGTGTGCACTGCCCGTTGGGTATTCCTTGATGATCAGTTTACCTTCGGTCTTACCCTTGACCCTTGAGACGCGGTCATCGAACATTGGTTTACTCAAGTGTTCGAGTTGATCCATCGGCACGTTAAGTAGGTTCGCGTCGATACGTTCTGCGATTCGTTCTTCGGACATTTCCATCGTGAGGTATAGAACGTTCTTACCGGAACTGAGAGCCCCTGCGGCAGAGTGACACATGAATAGAGACTTACCCACACCCGTGCCCGCGAGAGCGATGTTTAAGGTCTTGTTAGGTAGACCGCCCTTTGTGACTCGATTGAAGTAATCAAGATCGAACGGGATGCGTTCCTCTTCTAGGTGATAGAAGTCGAATCGTGCGTCAGAGTTCTCAAGATAGTCGTGACCGATGTTGGTATCGAACGACACAGACAGTGCCTTGGTCAATACGTCTGGGATCGCGTTCTTACTGAGGGTCTGGTGTTTGCCGTCGATGATAGAGATCGACTCCATTACCGCATTGAAGACCGCACGATCCTGACAGAACTTCTCAGTCTTCTCAACCAACCATTCCATATCTTCATCAGCACGTGTGAAGATATCGGGAAGGATTTCCATAGCATGACGATACTGTTCGTCCGGTAGACGATCATTCTCATCAATCTCAATCTTAAATGCCTCAAGTGTCGGCAGACGATTGAACTTCCCGATGTATTTGAGTGTCTCTTTGAGAATGGACTGATATGTCCCCTCAAAGTAATCCGGAACAAGAAAGGCAGCAACCTTTCTCGTATATGAATCGTTAGTCAGTAGATTCCGTAGAATCGTCTGTTGTAGGTTGATCTCCGTCATCGTTTCCCTCTACTGTGCGAATGCTTTTGTTGTGCACCGCTTCCGCTAAAATATCCTGTAGTACATCGGCTGCAAAACTTTGCAACTCAATATTGTCTGTATTATACACGGATTTGTCGGGTGTGTCAATAACATCAAAGTTAAATTTTATAGATTCGCTACTCTCATCAATCGTGACGTTGCGATATCGAATCGTAACGTTCTCGTAGGGAGAACGCATAAGACTGACATTCCACATGGGACTGCCTTTGATCGATACTGCTTCAAGAGTGTAGTCTAAGTTTTCGGATGGCTTGTCTAAGTCCAGATCCATTATGCTTCCTCCAAAATATCTTCTGCATTTATTTTACTGGCGAGACCGATTCTATAGGTCTTCTCTAAAAAGTCTGCGAAATTTGTTGTTTCGAAAACAGGTTCCCAGAAACTTGCCTCTAGGGTATCCTTTGTTCGTACTTTAGTCCCAACGAGTTCGCCTGTAGTTGTGTCAACTTTTTGATACCAACCGTTAGAAGGCTTAGCGACATAACCGCCAGCAAGAGCGACATCGAGAAGACCACTATACTTTTGAACACCCCCTTCCCACGAAACTCCGATAGGAATTTTTGACTTCTCTTTGACATAACGAGATTTCTCTATATTGATAACAAAATTGTATCCAACAACTTCTGTTCCTTGTTTCTCTTGTTGACGACCAATAATCCAAATATTGTCAGCAGAGTAGTAGATACCTGTTCCACCACCAACGATATCTTTTGGAAATAAACCGATCTCTTTGTATGTGTGGTTGATTGCGATAAGAGGGATATTCTTCATCGTCAAGTATGGGGTCGCCATACGGAACAGACCTTTCAGTGCTTTCGCACGAGACATGTCTGCAACACCCTTTTCAGCCAACGCATCTTCTAGTTCTTTCTTAGATGCAAGATTACCGATAGAATCAATCACAATCATAACATCATCATTTCGGTCTAAGTTTTCTAACTGGTTGATCAGATCGAACTTGAGTTCTTCGACGTTTGCGATCGGTGTGTGTAAGACACGGTCAGTATCGACACCGAACTGTTCGAAGTATGACTGCGGAGAACCGAACTCCGAATCATAAAAGAGGACAACCGCCTCTGGTTTTGCGTTAAGATATGCACCCGCCATAAGTAATGCGAATGATGTCTTGAAGTGTTTTGATGGTCCCGCAAGGACGGTAAGTCCCGGCGAGATACCACCGTCCACGGAACCGGATAACGCGACGTTCACCATTGGAACGTCGGTAGGTACCATATCTTTTTCAGTGAAGAACTTACTCGTCGAGAGGGTCGCTGTCTCCTTGATCTTGCTGTTCTTCTGTAGTTTGTCCATTATCGACATTCTTGCTTCCTCCGAAATCTACGAATGTAATGTTGTTGACTTTTTCACGTTCATCGAGTTCATATTGTACCCTATAATCGCTGTTGATGTCAAGAACTTTTTCAAGTAAATCAAACGACGCAATAGTTCCGTCGTCCTTATCATGTGTAGAAAATCGTAAGAATGCCTTGGTGTCTTTTGGTAAACACGCACCACCGAATCCACGTTTTCCATCAAACCCTGGCACACGAGTATGCCCCACACCTACACGATCGTCTTGTCCAACAGCACGAACAACCGTGTTAAAGTTGCAACCATACAAGTTCACAAGATCGTACAACTGATTGAAGAAGGTAACCTTGGTTGATAGGAAAGAGTTGATGGTGTACTTGACGAAGGACGCCTCGTAAGCACTCATTCTGTGATAGTCATTAGACTCACATGAACCGAAGATCTCATAGATATCTACTATTTCAAGTACTGCCTGTGGTGTACCACCCATCACGTGGAATTTTGCAGAGACGAAATCCGCCTTCGCATTCTTCTCTGTGAGGAACTCTGGGTTATAACAGAATCTGTCGTGTTGTTCTTTGGACATGGACGCGTACAAACGATCGACCACGTCCGGTGTGATAGTTGATTTTACAACAACCAATGCGTTTGTGTAGTTCAGTGATTTCAATACCGAACTCTCTACGATCGATGAGTTTACCGAACCGTCGTCGTTCGACGGTGTCGGCGCACATACGAAAACGCAATGTGGTTGTTCGTCTGGTAACATGGACTTGAAGTCTTCCACGTCATTATTGTATTTTTTTGGATCGATTAACATGTGTTGCACGAGAGGATGTGTAAAGGCAAACTCAACCGCCTGTCCCACAAACCCATGTCCAACTATTGCAAGTCGGAAAGTTTTTTCCGTATCGTCAGTTGCCATTAGGCATCTACCTCATTGTATGTTTTGTACCATTCATAGAAACGTTCGACCCCCTCCGCGATACTGACCTTTGGATCATATCCAAGTGCCTGTAATTTCTCAGTGTTAGACCACGTTTCTAAAGTGTCTGCTGGGTGTTTAGGTGCTAAGTTCTTGTTGGCTTCCTTGCCGGTGTTCTTCTCAATCTCCGAAATGAAGTCCATCAACGCGACCTGTTCTCCACGTCCGATGTTGAAGATCTCACCGGACGGGATGTCGGTATTATCTAGGACGATCTCAATACCGTCTAGAATGTCATCGACATAAGTAAAATCACGTTTCATGTCACC